CTTAATTAATCCGGAGAACGAGGTTACCGCTAAGGAAATTATCGCTCCAATCAAAGACGGCCAAGACTGGTATGGGATTGGTCCGTAATACTTATTCCAAATCTTATAACCGTGTTATAAGACTCTTAATAGGCTGTGCCTAAAGGAAAACATTATGTCAGAAGAAAACACAAACATCGAAGAAACCGTAGAAACAACAACTCCAGAGACTCCTGTGGAAGCTCAAGAAGAGAAGAAAGAAAAGATGGATGAAACCATTGCCAAGCTAGTTGCTGAACGTGTCAATGAACAACTCAAAGACATCAAAGGCAAACTAGACTCTGCTTACGAAGTCCGTGACGAAGCTATCCGTGAAGCTGCTAAAATTAAAGAAGAACAGAAAGCTGCTCAAATCGGTAAACTCGAAGAAGAAGGCAAGCACAAAGAAGTATACGAATTAAAACTAGCTGACCTACAAGGTAAACTAGAAGCTCGTGATGCACAAATTACAGAACTTACACGTAACACTGCTGTTCGTGAAGCCATCTCTGGTCTAGAGTTCCGTAACGAGTCTGCTTCTAAAATGGCATACACCGAAATCGTTGGTGATCTTATCCAAGACGAGAACGGTGCATGGATCCATAAATCTGGTATCTCAATCAAGGAGTTCGCTGCTCTTTACCGTAAAGACGATGAAAAGTCTTTTCTTTTCAAACCAAAACAAAGCTCTGGTGTAAACACTGGTACTCCAACTAGTGCTCTACAGAGCGACCCATCAAAAGTGACCAAACCTCTATCAGAAATGAGCCATGAGGAACTCATGCAAGCCATTAATGCTGGTGCATTTAACGGCGAAAATGACGGTCGTATTTGGTAAATTAAAAATTTAATAACAACTTTATTATAAATATCCATCTATTCAGATGGCAAGCAAATTTAAGGAAATAAACTTATGACTGCTTCTCTTAACACATTCGGCAACCAAACTTATGCCCTACAAAACGCTCTTAGCGTATACTCAGATGAGATGTACACATCAGCTCGTCGCCTAAGCGCAACAGGTATTGTTGGTTCAACAGGCATGATCGACACTTCAACAGAAACTTATGTTGGTCAAATGCGCTTCTTCAAACCAACTGAATCAGTTGTTAACACTGCTCGTCTTGACGATGCTCAAAACGGTGGCGTTTCAAGCTTCAATTCAGCACTAGCTACATACATCAAACGTGTTGGTACATATGGCCACTCACAAGTTAACATGACTCAGGTCGTTGCTCAGCGTGACGGTCTTGCCAAAATCGCTAAAGATTTCGGTGAAGTCAAAGCTAACGACGAGCACAATGCTGTTCTTTCAACACTAGTTGGTGTTGCTAAATCAGAAGCCTCTTACGGCGCTGGTTCAGTTGCTGATGCCGTTACTGGTGGTATCACTGGTTTCGATAGCGTTTCTGCTACTGCTGCTAACGCTGTTCAAGAGCATGACGCTTCTTCAATCGTAACTTCAGGTGCTTCAGGTGCCGGTGAACTCGGTTCAACTGTTGGTTTCTACATCGACGTTAACGCCGCTGGCGAATTCGGTGCCGTTGAAGGTACTGACCGTGGTCTAGTTCAAGACCGTGGCGCTGATGGTCTAGAAGGCGCTGCTCGTGCAGAACGTCTTTTCCAAGCTGTTGGCATGGGCTTTGCTGACTACGAGCCAGACTTCATGTACCTCGTAGCTTCACCAGAAATCTACTCACAGCTTCGCTCTTCAAACCTAGTTGACCAGTCAACTGTTACTGAAGGCAACATTGAATTCCAAACAATCTTTGGTGGTAAGTTCCGTCTAATCATGACTCGTGCTTCACAAGGCAACCCAACTGCATACGGTCAAGCCGGTGCTGTTACTGACGCCTCAACAAAGACTTCATTCCTAGTTAAGCCAGGCTCAGTTGCTATGGCTGCTCTAACTGTTCCAACACCAGTTGAAATCGACCGTAACGCACGTGCTTACCACGGTGGCGGTTCTACAGACGTATTCTATCGCTGGGGCTATGTTGCTCACGCTATGGGTTACAGCTGGGGTGGCGACACAGATCACTTCGCCGATCTATCTGATCTTTCAGGTGCTAACTGGCGTCGTGAAATGGATGTTCTAAACCTAGGTATCCTACCAGTATTCCACGCTTAAATAATATAGGAGTTTCTCATGACAGCAATTAAAGGTACTAACAGCTACGTTAGTCTAGACGAAGCAGAT